TTTAGCGGCCATCTTTTCGGAGGCAATGATTTCATACAAATCTACGCAATCATTGATGGCGGTATGGAAAGCAGAAATGCCTCGGTATTGGTCAATTCGAAGCGGGTCATACAAGTGAAACGCTTGACTTGCGGGAATGGTTGTTTGAAAAATGTAGGCGTTGCCAAATGTGCGAAGGTAAATGTCGTAACCAGTAGGCGCACCAGTTTCTTGATCAATGTGGATTCCGCTAATTAGATTAAGGCTAGTATATGTTCGGTTTGGGTCTCCAACTCTATCTGCCTCAATGCCTTGTAGCTTTAGATTTCCTTGCTGATCACGCACTAAAACAAACAGAAAGTCTCCGTCACGCAACATCGACATCATTGCGATCTGCATCAAGAACGACCCGGTGTTTCGTCCAGAAAGATCGCACTTGTCCCACCATTCGTTCCAATAAGCCTCTACATCTGAATTAACCTTGGGGCTTTCTGTTCTGGCTTGATACGAAATATTACCCGCACAATGGCTGGCAAACTTCATTAGCAATCCACGAATCAATCCAACATTCTCGGCCAAGTCCCTAGAACGCTTGAGAAGTTCTACTCGGTCATAGTTTGATCGAAAACCTTCCGCACCAGACAAAGAGGACGGCCCCCGGCGTTGCCGATTGTATTGCGTTGCATCGTATTCAAAAGCCGTGAGCTTTGCCCTAGAAGCGAGCCGATCAACCGCCGCTTGCGGATTAACAAAGGCGATAGCCTTATCGAGAAAGTTCAGCCCGATTTTCTTCACTTACGCCATCCCAATCGAACGAGCAGGGCCAAACTTTGCGTAGGTGGTTCTAATACGGCCACCAGTTGCTTGCTGAATCGCAAGGGTCAATTCTGCAATCGTATCACGAACATCAGAAAGATTGGCTCTGGTGAATGTCCTTCCAGAAATGGAATAACTTGAACCCGCCACCGCAATCGCTTCTAGGCAAGTGATATATTTATCACGGAGAGAAGTGAGGGTGGTTAGGGGTAGTCCGATGAAATCACCCTTCGCCATTCTCAAACTCCTCTGTCAAACTTGCTGGTGTGATGTTCAATAGCTTATGCAAACCAGCACCAACTATGTTCATACATTCGCAATCTAGTCCGTGATTATCTTTGGCTATCTGCTTCCAAACCATTCGTGTTCTCCCTGTCATCGGGTTCTTGATTGATACCTTCTTTTCTGCCTCTATATGCGATCTCCACACTTGGGGGACATCATCTGCCACAAACCCATCGCTACTTACTAGCTTTGAGAATATGTCTTTAATTGCAGGGTTAGACCAACGCCACACCGGGCAAAGCCTCCACTTCCATCCAATCCTAGATTGTGGAGCCTTGCCAGATAGCGGGTCACCATTGGCGATTCTGGCAAATGGGCGAGTTATCTTTTCGTTATTGACGATCTCCGAAAAACTTGCCCTATCCGAACCAACCAAAGCTATCCATCCGTTCACGCAACATTGATAATAGACATCTCTGGTCTGATCGCCCGAATCCACAAATACGCATTTTGGCTCAACATTAAACTCTTGTGCTTTGGCTTGAATGTCTCCCCAAGTTTCTAGCTTACCAAACCAGACCATCCTAGACTTGTCTCCGCTATAAGCCCGAACCAATGCCCAAGCGTGAAACCCACCCGACTCTTGAATATCGACTGACATAATGGTTTTCTCGCCATCTCGAACCTCGCCCATATTGTAACCACCAGCCTTGATCTCGATTCGCTCTTGTTCGTGTTCTAGCCACGGCTCTGCAAGGATGCGGTTCACGAAGTCTTGTAGCCCGATGATTCCGCTATATTTGTCTTGAAGGAATTTGACCGCTAGGGAGCCAAAAGAAACCCAAGGAGCATATAGTCCGTTCAAGTGATAGCTTCGGCGGTTTGGTTCGCCTTTAGGATTGGTTGCAATCCACTCTCCTCCTCGGAGCATCGCTGTCTTTTGGCCGTCTGTAATCTTTCCTTTGCAGTTCTCGCACTCATAGTAGGCCGATGATTTAACCAGCTTAAAATCATAAACTGCTTCTTCAACCTTGGCGGCCTCGTCCCACTTCACTTGCCCCCAGATGAGCTTCTGTTTGTGATTGCAATGTGGGCAAGGCACAAAAAAGAAACGCATATCTCCCTTTTGCCATTCTGCCCAAATCGTAGAATCAGCCGTGGTTGGCGTAGATGTGGCGATGATTAAGTGATTTGGATAGGTCGCAACTCTAGCCTCTGCCAACTGCAACGCCCCTGCTTCGCTCTTGCTCGCACCCGCCTCTGGGTATTTGTCCACTTCGTCCAAACAGAGAAGTGCTACGCTCCTAGATGCCAAATTGCTAGGTGAACTAGCACCAACAAACCAAAGCGAACTTCGTTTGAAATGTTGCTCTAGCAATTTAATTTTATCTGTATTATCTGGCTTTTCTTTGGCAAGTGCAGGGCAATCGTCCACCATCGGAAGCCATCGAGTTTCAGAGAAAGACCTAGCCAAAGCCTCGGACGGCATAACCCATAGGGCGGGGCAAGGATGCTCTGCAATTCTATAAGCTAGGCCAGCTAGAATTGTCGTTGTCTTTGATGTTTGCGCCCCCCATACAAGCGTAACCCTGCGAACCGAGTCATCTCCAAAAGCCTCCAATGGCTCTCTTACATACGGAGTTAATTTAGTCGAATACGCTCCGGGGATATTCGTTACCCTAGCCGAAAGGGTTAGATTCTTTTCTGCCCACTCTGGGATTGAAAGTTTTTCTCTTGGCTCGAAGATTGATCTTGCGAATTGCTTAACATCGAAAAGCTGGTTCATCTCTTAATCATATAATCCTTGGCATAAGCCCAAGTTGGATTCTGATGTATTTTGTGATGGCACTCAAAACACACGGCCAAGAAAAACTCTGTCTCGTTCAGCCTATCGCCAAACCTACCCCGGCGGTGATGCACTTGGCTTGCCATCTTGCACCTACAAACTTGGCAGACCGGGTTGTTTGAAAGAAACTTTTCCCGCACATCCTTATAGACTTCGTTCTGGCCTTTTCTTTTTTTAGAGACTCGGCGTAGTTTGCCACCTCGCTTGAGTGGCGTTTTTCGTTTAAGTGGCGAGCGTTTCATTTTTTTCTTTTATTAAAGTTTTTATTCTATTGATATGCCATTGAACTTGTTCAGTAAGTATTTTTTCACTTTCTTCATCAAAAAATTCTGGTTGTTCTTCAAAAGCCTTAATCATATCACATCCAGTTTGATTCATCCTTTTTAACAATTCATTTAATTCCTCTAAAGAAAATAGGTTGTCTTTTATTTTTTTAGTTTTGCGTTTCATTTTAGAATATCATCCAGAATGGAACCGAGGATGCACACCACCACCAAACCGACAAGCAAAAGAAGAAATGATTCGTTCATTTGTCGAAGTATGAGGCCACCAAAACAAACACCCAGAATAAAAATATGCATACCAGCTTAACAAGTATAATCCCAACCATTAGGCCAATTCCTACTTTTGCTCCCCACAAGATTGTTTCAATCATTTGAACGCTCCCTCTGCTTTCTGAATCGTCACAAAGATTTGGTCGATACCCTCTTGAATTGCTTGCTTTGCACACTCCGGGTCGCTTGGGTTTGCTCTGGCCGAAAGTGATGCTGGCATTGCGTCCATTAAGTTTCTAATTGAGCCAAGCCATTTACCGAATACTTCCCGCACTTCGTCCATTCGGATGACTGCTCTTGTGGCTTCTTCGTATTGAGCGTGTTCCATTTCTGCTTCGCTTGCCCTTTTTTTTGCTTCGCCCCATCCAGCAATCGCCGCCCTCATCGCAACTGGATTTCCGTCCCTGCTTGCCCTTGCTACCAATGAGTAGGCAACTAGCTCTGCCCTTTTCGCTCGAATCAATCTGCCAAGCGAGTTTTCCGACTTTAACGACTCGGAGTCCGAGGTTTCGGATGTCTCGGATGAGGTCGTAGATGGGGGCAAGATTGGTTGCACTCGGCTTGGCTTTTTTTGATTTGCTAGTTTCCATCGGTATGCGTCTGCCTCGGAGGTTAAAGGCATCCCTGCTTTGACCATTTTTGAAATCTGGCCTTTGTCCATTCCCCACTTTTGGACTAAATCTGCTTGTCGAATCATTCCTCACAATGGCTTGCCACACGCTTCACACTTTTCCCCGGTGGCTTTGCCGTCCTCCTCTGGTGCGGTTGCTTCCATCATTTCCGCTATTTCTAGCTCCCCAAACCCGGTTATGTCCAGATCAATCTCGCCAGTATCCAATCCCTCAAACAAATCTTTCAATGCTGGCAAATCAAATTCACCACTCAATTTATTAAGTGCAATGTTGGCCGCCTTCTCTTGCTGTTCATCGAGCCACACCGCCCAGACTTGCACTTCCTCTTTATTAAGTGCCGAATAGCACTTTAGGCGTTGGTGGCCTCCGACAATGTTCCCCGTCTTGGCGTTCCAAGTAATAGGTTGAAGGTTCCCAAGTTCCGAAAGGCTCTTGGTCAATCGGCCTAAAG